TTTGTACTTTCTTTTCTACTTCTAGAGCCTCTGCTGGGGGGTCGTTATCCAATCTCATCTNNCCTNTNNATNCTCGTCCTCAGCNTTGTTTGCCGTCATAGCCCTATCGTTCTTATTACTGACAGTCTCATGAATACTAAAATTTGAACATGAATCACCGCCAAGTCCAGTAGAACTGGTTGCTGGTTTTTTATTTGTATTGGTTTCTTTAGCATCTGCAAATCTTATACCTAATTCTTTTAAATGTTTATGATTTTTTGGATCAAATTTAGCATTACCTGGATGATAAACGTCACCTACTTCCTTCTTCAAAGCCTCTGCATCCTCGTCCTCATACGGTCTGTTTACGTGTTTAGGCTGATTTACGTTGTGAATTGATGTTGACTCGTTATGATCACAAGTTTCACCTGGTTCTCTTCCTGCAAATCCACCCCTTCCTGGCTCTGTATATGGTGAATCTCCCGATGCCTTACTCAATGCATTTTGTTTTGATCCTCCACCATGTTGATTTGATATCTTTCCTGTTTCTTCCCCTTCATTGCTTAATATCTTGGAATCCTTAATCTCTCCTAGATCTCCCAGTTTATCCCATTTATTGCCGCTTCTCTTGTTACCTGTATCTTGATTAAACCTTGCACCTGTTGACTGTCTTCCAAATCTTTGTGAATTTGACATGTTATTGGTATTTTTTCCCTCTTTTGGTATTGTCTCTATCCATCTGTTTGTCAATGCATCTTTTAACTCATCCATTAGTTTGATTGTTTCTGTTTTCTTTGAGTCTGTAGCTTTATCAGTTAGTATATTATCAGTCATATTATTATGGTTTCCTTTTGGAAATATTTTACTATGATGTGTATGTGAATCTCCTGTTTCTCCAGGACCTTTATCGTGGTAGTTGTCAAATATCACTTTTCTTTCATCTATTTTATTATCTCTCATATGATTTCGTATGGTTTTTTCTTGATGAGACGTCATTGGTCTATGTGTATGAACTGAAAATTCATTATTTTTATCATTATGTGTTACTCTTGCAGCACCTGTTTCTTTTAAAAATGATGATAAATCCTTATGTCCTATACGTCTTACCTGTTCTTCATGTGATGCCATTCCATCATGATTTGATATTTTACCATTAGTTGTAACAAAATGTCTTCCGTGAATGAAATTAGATGTACCATTTCTAGCATGTAGTTTTTGTTCTGTCTTTAATATATTGTTTATGTCATTGATTATATCAAGTGCTTTTTTTTTGGAATCTTCGTCTTTAGATCCATCATCAGATTCGTCATCTTTATACTCCCTTACCACCTCACATGTATTGTAATCAGTTTTTAAAAAATATGGATTTTTTAGTTTGTCTGCATCTTTATTTGCAATTTTTTCCAATTCGTCTGTTTTTATAGCAAATAATACCTTTAATACGTCTAATGTTTTAGTAAAGTTGTTAATATATGTCTCTGTTGGTATTGTTAATGTTCCTTGTGATCCTCTTCTTGAAGTAGAACTATCTATTGTCGTTGTGCCTGTTTTATGGTCATGTGTTACGGTTGCACTAGGTTTAATTTTTTTGCCGCCTACCTTTGGTGGGGCTGTTGATGGCTTGTTCCAGTTACCTTCTTGTCTTCTTTTTAATTGGTCTGGAGTCATAGAACGGTTAGGTGTTACTGATTCTGGTTGTACAGTACTGTATCTTGATCCAGGTTTGTCTTGTCCTGTATCCACATCTGATGGTTTTGTATGCATGAATTTTGGCATTTTTTTGCCATATTTATCCTTGCCATCCTCCGTGTATTGTGGTTCTATGCCGTCTGCCTTACAAAGGTCTTCACATGTCATATCGCATGATGAACCACATGATTCAGGACCTGGTGCTAATTCTTCAGCTGCACCTCTTGCTGCACCTCTTGCTGNACCGGCTGCACCTCTTGCTGCACCGGCTGCTGCACCACCTATTCTAGATGCGNCCATTCCTATTAATGGTAATATCTTTTCTACTTCTTCCAAGTCTGCTTCTTCTAGCATCTCGTCATCATCTTTTGGTTTAATTGCTTTATCATCTTTAACTTGAATCTGTTTACTTGCTCTTAATGCATTTGCTTCTATCTTTTTTGGATCTGTTTCTGTAGGATCAGGATCTCTATATGTTTTATCTGTTCCATGATAGGTAGCCCCGTTTTCCTGTGGCTCTCCCCTGTTGTTTTCCAGGGCCTCTGCATCATCATCCTTGTTTGGTGAATTTGGACCATTTACATCTGCATAAGTGTCATCTCCTTTCTCGGAATATCCTTTATCTATATAACATTTAAACTTGTCACATCTGATACACATTGTACCGTCACCTCTATCTTTGACATTACCTGCCATTGCCTTTGCTATCTCATTATGTTGAGTTATTAGTGCCAATGGTACTGCTGGTTCCTCACATACGGCTACTTCATACTGTTCCAAATCTTTTAGGGAGTATGCTACTGATCCGTCTTTTTGCATTATTGGTGTTCTATTGGATTTAGTTGCTCCTCCGAATGAAAGTCCCTTATATTTTCCCGACTTTATGGCTTTCCAGATTTCATCGTCAAGTTCATAATCTCTAAAGATTTCACCCTGTATTGTTATTGCAGGATATGACTTCCCTTTCTCGTCTGTTACGGTTGTTGAACCGAAATTTATGCCTTGACCTACNACTCTNTTNGAGTGTGTGTCTGTTATAGGGCCTCCCCTTGCTATCCAAATAGGTAAAACTTTCAATAACTCGTCACGTACGGTGATTTCGCCTTGTCTGTCTTTCATTTCAACTGTTAGCACCCCTTCAAATAATCTTCTAGAGCTTGTAATAGCTGTTAAATTTTTGGTGACCAGTTTGGAAAAAAACAATCGTTCTACCATGACTAATTATATCGCTCATCATATATAATAATATCTATAAAAATGTAGAGTGGTTATACTTAGATTTGTCAAAAACGTCTAAGATGTAACTACTGTGTTTCTGTTTTTTGCAACGTCGGCTGCTAGAACTAATGCTAATGGTGCTAGGATTGCTGCCAAGCCCTGTATGTCTGTTATTGGCAGTTTATCCAATAAGAAGGCAGGTGCAACTATAGCGGTGTATGCCCATAAAGCATGATATCTAAGTCGACCAGCTAGTTCGAATACCATACTCACTTCACGTTAATACCCTATATAAACTTTTTAGTAGTCGTCAGTAAGTATATCCTTTGTGACTTCCTCAAATGCCGTATCTATATCTGGGTGTATTTCCTTGTTTTTCTTGTCCAGTCTCTTTGACAGTATCACTATTGCCTTTCTCATTAATGCAGCGTCATACTTGCATCTTCTGTTCAATTCTTCAACCTTTTCACATAACTTATCTATCTCCAGTTGATTTTTTTCAATTTCCTGTTTCTTGTCCTTAAAATACTTGAATATATACGCTGACAGTCCTGTTACTATGAATAATATTGCCCCTGCAATTACATCGCCTAGAAAATTAAATTCCATATATCTTTATATAGTTACAACTTATTTAAAGAATCGGCTTCAATAGTTTGTCTTCTATCAATTCAATTATTATTGTTTGATCTCTCATTATTAAGTTTGTAAACTCATCTACTATATTTGGATATACTGTAAAATAACCGCATCCCCAGCACAGTTTAAACTGATAATTTTTTACTATTCCGTTTGATTCCCTATCAATGGTATATCTGGATATTATACATTTGCATTTTTTACAATCGTTATATCCCATGCATTTATATAAGTGTCACTCATATATAATAATAATGACAAACGCATCAGTATATGTGTATGACACACTGGAAGAATATATGTTGTTTTATCCTCAAGGACAAGACGAGATAGCTGAAACTCATCTTTCCTCATTATGGCTTAATGATAAAAGTATAGTTCTTGTCAGTGACATACGTTCAGGTACGGCAGGTTACAAGCCAGACTTTTCCAAGTCTCTTGTTTATTTTGATCTAGGTGAAAAAGAATTTAAAAAATATGAGGACAAGTTCGAACCTATAGTCGAAATTGAAATTGAACCTAAACACAACAGAGTTGTATTTTCTGGCATGGAAATACAACATACATTGGCAATCGCACGTAGAGTAAAATCAGGTAGTATGAATAATAAAAAAAGACATATAAAGGGTTATGTTCTATATGACGATACCAGACCAAGAGTGAACCTAATCATAAAACCGGTTCATTAATTTTTGATTAAAGTTTTATTTTCTATAATGCCTGGTAAATCCATCTTGAAACAAAAAGTCTTTTCCAAGATTACGTCTCATGGATTTCCAGAATGGGTCCACTTTAGTAGTTCCTCCTGCACGTCTAAAATCCCTTAATGTCTCTCTAACTTTATAGTGACAGTTGTAACACAGTCTTGCATTCATCTGTTTTATACTCCAATCATATCTTCCACAAAACATACACATATCCCATCCCTTGTCTGCTACCGTTACCAATGTAAACTCATGTCCTCTGTTTCGTCTGCAATGTTCACACACATTAAAAAGTGTTGCCGATACCGCTTTCTTTTTTTCACATCTCCAACAAAATCCTTCTTTGTGATTGTTCACTCTTTTTTGTTCATCTTTCTGATGCATATCCCAAATCTTGTTACCTGCGGCTGTTCCACCAGTATTTACATTTAGTTTATCAGCCAAGATTGTCTCCATTTTTATCTTTCCATGCGTCAAATGCACCACCTATCTCCTTACTTACTATTGCCTCTATTGCTTCTACTGGTATATCTGTTAATTTTTGTATGTTTTTTACTATTGTTGTTGGATCATTGGAATGGAGCCCCTGCATTAAGCATTGTCTGACCATGTCATAATTTTCAGGTGTGACGTATTCGTATGGATCTTTTTTTCTGTTAAACATTTTAGTTATTAANCCCCCTATATGCGTCATCTATTTCACANTGCAAACATGTATGCATATAACTGTCTTTACCACATAGATTACATTTGTATAGTTTTCTAATGTATGTTTTACCATCGAATGATTTTTTTATGCCTTTAATGAATTTATCAAACATATATATCATCTATGATTGATTGTAATTTAAACTTTACCTTTAATCATTGTTAGTTGTGAATCTGTTTTTATTGTTATCACATCACCTCTTAATATAAGTCCTGATACTTTTGGTCTGTTTGGATCAGGCACTATATGTCCTTTGAATTTGGCATCTGATTTGAGTTGGCTACTTATCATAGGTTCACCTAAAACTTTACCTTGACTGTCAATCATCTCAGTATACCATATGTTTTTTCTGATATCAAATCGAAGTCTAAACAGTATGCATTCATCAGGTATTACCACGTTTCCTTTTATTTCTCCAAGTCTACCTTTGCCGTTTCCATTGATAAGAATATGTCCCTTATCCAATTCCACAACATCCTTGATATTGTCTTTTGCGAGTGTGAATCTTCCGTGATGAATTCCGTCGAACCATGACCTTGTACCTATTGGTGCTGTGGATGTAATCATCTGTGTATATTCAGACATAATGCTGTCAAATTCACCCATTTTTTGTCCTGTTTTTAACGATTCCAGCCACCATTTGTGGTTGTTTGGATCTCTTTGATTGGAATAAACAAATCCCAACTGTGCTATATCCCAATCTACTTCCATTGGAAGCAGTGATCTGCCTTTGATAGTTTTTTCAATATCTGCCTGTTTCATGGCATTTCCTCTTGGTCTGATGCCTTTCAAGTTCCATACAAGTGAAGATTGAAATTTTGGTGTTCCGTTTTCTGTCGTTTCATATGGGTTTACTCTTATTTGTGGGTTGATTTCAAATACCATATCATAACCAACCTCAGTTCTAACGACAAGGGTTTTAATATCTGATTTAAATCGTATGGATCTATATACATCATTTTTTGGGTCTGATTCATTCTTTGTTATTGTAGATTTAATTTTCTTTTTACCCATGTAGTATTATATATCTTAAACCGTATATAAATGTTATTTTATTCGTCTTCTTTCTGTATGTCAGGCATTCCTTCTTTTCTTATTGTATATGTTGGGTTGCCTCTTGATTTTTTTCTTCTTACAGTTTCTGCCAATCCAGGTAATGTTTCTTCTTCTTCATCTGTTATTGTTGGGAAGTATATTGTCCCCGATTTTTTGTGTTGGAATTCCCATGTCTTGATCATGTTTCTAGCATCATCTTCCGATACCGACCCGTCTTTTGTTATCTTTCTGATCCAGAAATCTTCAGTATGCCCAATTGAACTTTCTGATTTTTGTGACGAATTAAATGCACCTGATCTCTGTTTGCCTCCAGCAGTTGGACTACCTTGACCGGCACCACCTGGGTCACTTGGCCTGTTGTTCATAGGACCTCCCTGTTTTGATCCTGCAGTACGTTCACCATTACCTGTTGTAGATGCACCCCTTCCTTGTTTCTGTCCTTCTGGGTCTGCTTCTTGCATGGCCATACCAAGTTCTGCCTGTTGTTCCATGGCAGCCATATCTGGCAGCATGACCTGTTCGAATGTTGGCTCCTTTCCGACAACCCAGTCTCCAGTATGTGTTCTCTTGACATCAAATCCCATTTGTTGCAGGGTTGCGTTGTTCTGGATCTCCTGTGCCTTTATTTCGAGATCTCTGAGTTCATCGGCTTCTTCACCTTCTCTAAGTCGCAAAGTCCAATCATTAACCATTAGTTCTTTTGCCAATCTGTCGAAAATATGTGTCTTTAAAAAGTCTTGTGACCACTTTACATGTCTGTTTGTGATTGTAACCTGCATTCCTTCATTTGCCCATCCTGATGGAAGTTCTCCAAAGTAAAGAGGTAATACTCCGTATGCTGCTCCTATAATCTGTCTTAGTTCTCTTCTTATATCTATAAATTGTAATTCTTTTAGGGACCCCGTGAAATCAATCCATTGTGCTGCCTGACCTGTTCCTCCCTTGTCAGATTCTACCAATAATGGGTGTATCATGTAAGGATCTTCTGTTGCTCTTTGCTCCAACGTGTTCCATGACTTTCTAAAAGTCTCATAGTTTCTTGATGCAATAACCAAAAGACCTCTTGGTGGACGCATCTTGTCAAAGTATTTTCTAATATATTCATCCATATGTGATAATGACATTATCTTGCTCCATAAGGCATAAATTGGTGAAAAACCATAAATTAATCCTGGTTTGTATTTTCCTGCTACCCAAATAACCTCTCCTTGTGCATAAATTACTCTTTTTGGTTGTGGTATACCTACTGAATATACAGATGATACCTCTAATAATGCTTTTAATGCTTCCGCACCACATCTATCACAATGTGGTTTGGTGAGCCTTTTATCTCTATGTTCAAATCTTGGACAAACATATACAGCATTTCTTTTGTCGTCAAATCCAACCCTTCCGTCTGAATCTGCTATTATTGCCACTTGTGGAGGGTCTATTCTTATCAATTCTTTTATCTTTGTCTTCTTTTTATCAATCTTACCAGTAACATCATTAACATAATAATTCTTTAACAGTAATAGATAGCAGTTATCAGCAACTTCCAAGTCTCTTTCTAACATTCTACCTACATCTTCCATTGTTTGGTCGTTATTATTGACGAAACATGTGAATAATTGTTGTAAAATTTTACGATTTTCAGGTTTTGGTCTAGCAATATCTCCTGAACCACAGTCATCACATTCTGCTGGTGTGTCTTCTTCCTTTAAACTTGGCATTCCGGCCTTGTTTAGTATCTTGTTTGCATGTGTAAGTTTTTTTGCCGGTGCTTTATCCAAGTCAGCATCCTCTGGTGGACCTTCTTTTCTGTCAAAAGAGTCATTTTTGGATGGTTTGCCGTCAAATTCCTTTCCACAGTTGTTACACTTGTATTTGTACTTTTCAACTACCTCAAATCCGTTCTTAAACATCTCTCTATTGATAGTTTCAATGGAAATTCTTAGAGCGTCAACATTATCTGACAACTCATAGATCATTATAAGTGGAAATGGAAAAATTGGGAGTTTAGCACCTGTATCAGTTGCCATATATGGCTGCATAATGGCTGGTCTGGATGTAGTTTCAGTATAACCTTTATCGACTGACGTTAAAGCCTTATAAGCACTTGTAAACCTGTCCTTAAATCCCATATTAACTATTATGTTCCTCTGTATATAAAGTTATTTGAAAATTTTCTGAAAAAGTGAAAATAAATTTATTTNTTGAAAAATTTTTGTAATTAAATGAATATTTTCAGTGGTTAGATGACGTCTCTAACGCTCTTTCTAACNTGAGTAATCACTGAATGGTTTAAGAAGGNTACCGTATAAGGGTAATCCTTGACAACCAATATATATATACGTCGTTGACTAATATAAACTTACCTGTATTTAACTCTATCTTAAATTACATTAACAGTTGCATTTAACACATTCACAGTCAGTACACTTACAAACACCGTGGTCTTCACAATCACATTTTGGACATTCACATGCACTCATGTATAGATAAACGTGAAAATGATATATAAAGATTAGTAATGTGACAGTCTTTGTCTGTTTTGTCTTTTAACACTCTCTCTATATTGTTGTGGATTATTTTCCCTCCATTTTCTTTGTCGTTCGGCATTTGTCATCGGTGGTTGTTTGTTTTCACCACCATATGGTTTTCCTCTTTTTCCACGAAGCATTCTCATTCCTATCCTTGATGCCCATTTTCTTTTTTCTTTCAGGATCATCTCGTCAAAACAGAATGTCATAAGTGTGTACAGTCTGTTGACCGATTTTATCTCCTCCAACTTAATGACAATTAGAGCTCTTGTATGAAAATTCCTAAGTTCCAACGTTCTCATGTTTTCAGGTATGTTGTTATATGCCTTTACAACCTGTGTTGCTTTTTCTATCTCTTGATTCATGTATAATATATGATGATTTCCTAATATAAGTGTAACATGATTCGTTATAGGTATAATGTATATACTGGAGTTTTTAGTTAGTTAACAGTTATTGTTATATTCGTTATAGCTATTGTAGGCGTGTTATTTACTGTAACGAGCTGTAGCTATTTGTGTTAAGAGGTGTTTTTTATCTTTACTTAAAATTTAACTATAACGAACGTGTTAATATATATGACTAGTAGTGTGAATTTGCACGCCAGCTCCTAAGCTCTGGAAGTCCGGAGTAATGACCCGGCTAGTCGGTCTTTTTAATACTCAAACGAACACACGTTGTATCATCACATATGTTTTTTAAGAAACATGATTTACAGATTGAGTTATTCTTGTTTATCATCATCATCATCTTTTATCTGTTTCCTTTTTGATTTCTTGACAAATAATCCATTAGGACCCAATTCACAAGAAGTTCCACAACAACCCATAGTATTTATAGTATGTAAGTGTTATTTAAATATTACAGTTGACACACTACCACTTGCAATCATATGCTATATTCTGCAAAAAATTGCATGACTTTACGACAAGCGGAAACTTTACACCATTCCATCCATATTCCCCATACAGTTTGCCCATCATCTGCAATTCGGGGGACTTTATATCAACAACACTGCCATAGGAAATACTAAGATGAGGATACATGACAGACACCTCTATACCTTCCATATCCCTTGGTAAGGGTGATGAATTTATATAATGAAGAAGGCCAAACGCGTGTCCAAGCTCGTGAATTATCACTGATTGCAGTGTATAGTCATTCAATGATTCTATTGCCCAATCGGCATTTCCGTTGTTTATTATTATATGATTGTTGTCAACATAGTTCACATATGCGTTTATTACCATAAATTTATGGTTGGAGTTTGTAAAATTTATTGATGTGGTGCCAAGTGCGTCGGATCCGCTAAGACCCTCAAATACAACCATTATCGTGCAGTGTGGAAAGTCTTCCGCAGACTTGTTCTTGTGGTCTTCCCATGCTATTGGCTCATGTATTATTATTTCCCAGTTACCCTTTGGATATTCCTTGAACAGTGCCTCCGTCCACGCATCTACCGAAACCCTGGTAAGAATCTCATGAGTCCTCGCACGGTCGCTGATGTCAGGATCTATGTCGAAAATACATACTTCAGGGGTCTTGTCAAACCTGACCTTAAGCGTCTCAAGGTTGTCACCTACACCTGCAGGTATGACTCCCACACCACCAATTAACACTAAAATTAGGAATAACGCTATGATTTTCATGATGGTTTATATTGGTTTATGTTACATTTAATCTTTCTTACAGTCCTCACAGTTGGATAATTTCATATTTCACTCCTCATCTCAAAACTGCCTTTAATGTGACCATGTAGCATACAGAAATCCATGTATAACTCTTTACAGATTTTACAATATGGGTGTTTTCTTGGTGTACCTGTGAGTTTCATAATACACTCTCCGTCAAGTATTCACCCAGAACATATTGAAATCTTTCTGAAAGTGTTATAACATCATCATCATAATTTAACACCATTGTGTAA